ACCGTGGAGGAACTTAATGAAATCCGTGAACGCTTGAAGCGTCACAGACTCTCTTTCGTCTGGCTGATTTTAGAGTTGGACAAGCGCGGCATCGTCACAGATAAGACCGAAGTCAGTTCCGTCTTTGCCGGGACGCGCCGGGGCGCAAAGGCTGACTCCATTATCCAGACCAGTACGGCTATCCTGGATGACTACGAAAAGAAGTTTGTCCACGATGACTAAGCCATGCTGACTGTGTTACTGGAAGAAAAGCCCCTCTGTTCAATCCTTGTGCGAAAAGTGGAGAACTACTTCCAGGACGAAGAACATAGGAAGCAGTTTGAGGAATGGTACAAGAAGAAGTACGGCAAGGAGTACGAATGGAGGGAAGTGCGATGAAGTGAAGAAATCAACGGTCAACCGCACAGTAGGTAACCGCTTTGAAGATGAACTGTGCGGACTGCTGGCAGAGCATGGTTGGTGGGCGCATAACATGGCGCAAAACCAGACGGGACAACCCGCAGACGTGATTGCCGTAAGGAACAATGTTGCGGTGCTGATTGACTGCAAGGTGTGTGCTGATAACCGTTTCGCCCTCTCAAGAATTGAGTGCAACCAGGAAGGGGCTATGACCCTCTGGGAAGCAACGGGCAACGCGTATTGCTACTTTGCAATGAAACTGAATGATGACCGCATTTACATGGTTCCCTTTGATGACCTGCAACTGCGAGAATTACACGGTCAGCGAACAATCACGGAAAGTGAGTTCCCACGGTATGAAACCCTTGCTGAATGGCTGACCAGCATGGAGGGTGCAGGATGATTACAGAAGTAGGAAGCTATCTCAAAATCACTGACCCGTCCCCGGCTATCATGTCATGGTGCAAGGCCAATCTGGAACTCCCCAACCCTGAATACCAGAAGAAGGTGAGGATGCACCTGTGGGTGGGCAACACCCCGAAGCAGCTTACGCTGTATTCTACCAATGGAACTGACCTGATACTTCCGTTTGGCTGTCTGCGGTCAATCCTTCCCCTGCTGGAAGGTGACGTGAGGAAGCTGTTTCGGAAGCCCCACAAGGTTGAGTTCGGCGGTAAGGTTCCGCTGTATGATTACCAGGAAGAAGCGGTTGGAGCGATGCTGATAAACCATTACGGTATCCTGCAATCCCCGGCTGGGTCTGGCAAAACGCAGATGGGCATAGCCCTTGCTGCCGCGCTGGGTGTGAAAACCCTGTGGCTGACCCACACCAAAGACCTTCTCTCCCAGAGTAAGGAAAGAGCGGAACAGTACATGGACGGTTCCCAGATGGGGACTATCACCGAAGGGCAGGTCAATATCGGTAAGACAATGACCTTTGCCACTATCCAGACGATGTGCAAGGTTGATTTAGACCAGTACAAGGATGAATGGGACTGCATCATAGTAGATGAATGTCACCGTGTCAGCGGTACACCTACTGCAATCACTCAGTTTTCCAAAGTCCTGAACGCACTACGGGCAAGACACAAGTACGGCTTGTCTGCCACGGTGCATAGGGCTGACGGTCTTATCAAGGCTACCTACGCAATGCTGGGTGAAGTGGTCTGGACAGTCCCGGATGAAGCCGTGAAGTCCAGAGTGATGACGGTCAATGTAGAACCCAGAGGAACAGGCGTGGGACTCTCCCCGGCGTTCCTGAACAGTGATGGCACTGTGAACTATGCGCGGATGGTAACCTACCTGACGGAGCATAGGGAGCGAAACAAGATTATCCTGAATGACCTTGTTGCAAATGGTGACCATTACAACCTGATTTTGTCGGACAGAGTAGACCACCTGCGGTATCTCTACTCCCAACTACCCCCGGCACTGAAAGCGCAGGCGGCGGTGATTGACGGTAAGATGACCACCAAAGTCCTGAAAGCTGAACGCGCCCAAGCGATTGAGGATATGAGGACTGGGGACAAGAGGTATCTGTTCGCTACCTACTCCCTTGCGAAAGAGGGACTGGATATACCCCGGTTGGATAGATTATATCTGACCACGCCACAAAAGGATTATGCGGTCATCGTACAGAGCATAGGACGTGTGGCAAGAACCTTTAAGGGCAAGCAGCAACCAGTGGCGTATGACTACGTGGATAGCATTAAGCTACTGATAAAGTCCTACAAGAAACGCTGCACCAGTTACCGTAAATGCGGTTGCAATATTATTGAGTAATATCAAGGAGGATATGACAATGGAAGTTATCAGAAAGATTTCTGTGGTTGCTGACGGCAACTACTGTGTGGGTGATGTGATTTCTTTCTCCCTGAATGATGGTGAGGAAGTGGAAGCCCTGGCTGTGAAGCAAGAGCAGGACGGCATGATTTTTGTGCTGGTTGACTGCCTGCGTAAGGAGTATGCGATGAACTGTACCGCTACAAACAAGAGCGGTTATGATGGTTGCCTGCTGCGTAAGAAGCTGAACGGTGAAATCCTTGACCGTTTCCCTGCTGAAATCCGTGAGAAGATGGTTGCGTTCCCCAACGGTGACCTGCTGCGTCTGCCTACTGAGCGTGAGATTTTCGGTGAGAACGTCTGGGGCGAAGCGGAGGATGACAGTGTGGAGCAGTGGGAACCCATGAAGCTGCGTAAGAACCGCATTGCTTTCCAGGGCAAGAACGGCGGTTGGGAATGGTACTGGTTGCAGAACCGCGCTGATGGATACGCTGCCAGTTTCGCTCGTGTCTACGACAACGGCTTTGCGTACTGCGACGCCGCGTCTCTCGCTTCCGGTGTGCGTCCCGCTTTCAAAATCTAAAATCACGCCACTTTATGTGGCGTGGGATGCGAAGGAGGACACCCCATGACTGATAAAGACAAGCATGAAGTGCTTTGGCTATACGCCCTACTATCCGATATAACTCAGGAACCCGTAGAGTATACCCCTAACGGTATATTAAGTCTGATACGCGAAACCTTGACTGACCGGGAACGGTCAATCATTGAAAAGCGATACCATGATGAAATGTCCCTCAATAATATAGGACGTGAATACGGGCTAACCACTGAACGTATTAGGCAAATTCAAGTCAAGGCACTACGCAAAATGAGAAATCCCGCGCGATTACTCAGATATTCTTCTGTACCCTACACGAAGTACGAAGAAGAATTTGAGAGAAGAAAAGCAGCGGAAGAACAACTCAATAGTGTACTCTCAAACAGTGCTTTGCCTACGGATGTGTTGAAACGCGAAAGTAAGACTCCTACTTTGGAGTTGCATATTGAACATCTTTGTTTGTCAACACGTTCCTATAACTGCCTATGGAGAAAGGGTATCAAGACGGTCAAGGATTTGCTGACTTTAGAAAACGAGTGGGATTTACTCACTATTCGCAATCTGGGCGCAAAATCTGCCGATGAAATACTCAATGCAGTACACAGATTAGGGTTGAAAATGAAATGGGAGGATACAGTATGAGATTTACCATTGACAAACCCATACGTCTGATTGAACTGTTCGCAGGAGTAGGTAGTCAGGCAATGGCGTTGCGCGACATAGGCGCAGATTTTGAACACTACCGAGTGGTAGAGTTCGACAAATACCCGGTTGCCAGTTACAACGCAATTCACGGCACGAACTTCCCTACGATGGACATTACGAAAATCAAGGGTTCAGATTTGGGCATCGTGGATGTTGACCGCTTTACTTACTTACTTACTTACTCATTTCCTTGTCAGGACTTGTCAGTGGCAGGTAAAGGTGGCGGCATGACTAAGGGCAGTGGCACACGGTCTGGTCTGCTTTGGGAGGTTGAAAGACTTCTTAATGAAACGGACAATCTGCCCCAGGTTCTTGTGATGGAGAACGTACCCCAGGTACACTCTGCTAAGAACATGCCTGATTTTCAGAACTGGCTGAACTACCTTGAGTCCAGAGGTTATAAGACCTTTTGGCAGGATTTGAACGCTATGAATTATGGTATTCCCCAGTCCAGAAACCGCTGTATTGCGGTAAGTATTCTGGGTGACTTCCAGTTTGACTTCCCAGTATCTATCAGTTTGACTACCGTGATGGCTGATTATCTGGAAACGGACGTAGACGCAAAATACTACGTTACCTCCGACAAGGCAAAGGAACTGATTGACCGTTTGGTATCCAGCGGAAAGATTAAACCTGCGCTCATTGGTCAGGGGAGGGAAGGTATCATCTTGCGTAACTGCGGAAGTTCCGATGACAGCCGTACCCCAAATGCAAGACACGCGGACGTTGCAGCAACCCTCTTGTCCAGAGATTACAAGGGACTTAGCAACTATGGAAGCAATGCCGTCCTTGAGTGTCAGAGAATTAGGGTTCATAGAGAAAGGAACGGGGAAACACCAGAGTAACACGGTCTACGGTTCGGATGAATTGAGTCCAACCATTACCGCTGTATCCTGGAAGGAACCGTTAAAGGTGATTGAATGTCAAAAGATACTGAAAGCAGATTTTTAGGAAGTCTGTATGGACATGGCACTGGATATGCAGGTGCAGTCTGGGACACGCAAAGTGTCTGCCCTACCTTGAATACGATGCAAGGGGGGGGGCGGCAACCTCATATCGTGGAAATTGCCAGATTGGAGAAGCCTATGAGTAATACTGTAGCGTTAAGAATGGTTCGTACCGAGGAAGGAAAGAAGTTGCGTAAGGCATACGAAGCGCACGAAGTCCATCACGGTTTTAACGAACACCGAGAAGCTGAACCCCGGACCGATGGTCTGTGTAACACAATCAGTACCGTACAGAAGGATAACTACCTTCTGGAAACGGGAACCGTGGAGAATGTACCTGACGTTTTTCAGAGGTTCGTCTATGAGATTGACGGAGAACTCTATCTCATTCGTATCCGCAAGCTGACCCCTCTTGAATGTTGGAGATTGATGGGTTTTACGGATACGGACTATGAGAAAGCAGCGTCCGTTGTAAGCAACACCCAGCTTTATAAGCAGGCTGGCAATAGCATTGTCAAGCAGGTGCTTATGGCAGTGTTCTCCCAGATGGTTGAACCGCAGGACAACAAGACGGTTCTCAAGCGTAAGACCCTGGCCCTTCTTGACCTGCTATAAATTTTTTTCGCTTAAAAATCTTCAATCCTTATCTGAGGAAAATTGGATTTAGAGCAAAGGAGAACCCATGATAGAAAACACTTACATTTTCGACTGTGAGGTTTTCGCCCATGATTGGCTGTTCGTATTCAAGGAGTTATCCACTGGACAGTACACAGTTATCCACAATGACAATGACGCTGTTCTGGCGTTCATGGAGCAAGACCCCTTCCTGGGAGGGTTCAACAACAAGCACTATGACAACCACATTCTCAAGGCGGTCATGGTTGGGTTGACCCCGGAACAGGTCAAGGAAGTCAATGACCTTATCATCGTGGAGGAAATAGACGGCTGGGACATTCCCCTGCTGCGTGACTACAGAGTGTACTTCCATAGCTTTGACCTGATGGATGACTGTCAGGACGGCACTTCCTTGAAGGGCGTTGAAGCCCACCTGGGTATCCCCATTGAGGAAACGGAAGTGGACTTCAACATCACCCGCAGACTGACAGCAGAGGAACTTGAGCAGACCATCAAATACTGTAAGTATGACGTGGATGCTACGGAAATCCTCTACAAAATCAGGGTGAACTACCTCAAGAATAAGGCTACTCTGGGCAGAGTCCGAGGGATTGACGAGCGTAAGGCTATGTACATGACCAACGCGAAGCTGACCTCTGTGTACCTGCAAGCCCAGAAGCCCCGTACCCCGTGGACAGATGAACGGAACTATCAGTACCCGGACAAGCTGCTGCGTGAGTACATCCCGCAGGAGGTCTTTGATTTCTTTGACCGCCTGCATGACCCTACCGTACCAGACATTGACCTGTTCGGAGGTTATGACGAACACGGTAAGAAGGTCAAAGGCGCAAGCCTTGAAATCATGGTGGGTGTGTGTCCCTGCACCATCGCCTACGGCGGTATCCACGGTGCAATTCCTACCTACACGGAGGAAGCTACGGACACCCGCTCCATTCGCAACAAGGACGTTGCGAGTTACTACCCGCACCTGATGACCATTCCGCTGTCCGCAGGTCAGAAGTACGGATTTTGCAGCCGAAACATCCCGTCCCCGGAAGTCTTTGTGCAGACCCTTGAGGATAGAGTTAAGGCTAAAAAGTCTGGCGATAAGGATACGGCAAACGCGCTCAAGCTGGTACTCAACACCACCTACGGCACGATGCTCAACGGCAAGAACGGCGTATCTTACAATGACCTGTATGACCCGCTGATGGGACGGTCAGTGTGCATCACTGGACAGTTGCTTCTGCTGGAACTCTCCGTACACCTGGTACGTGAGTGTCCTACCTTGAAAATCATCCAGCTTAACACGGATGGTATCATGGTCAGCTTTGATAACTCCGATGAAGCCAAGTGGCAGGAGATTACGCAGGAGTGGCAGGATAGGACGGGCTTTGAACTGGAAGAAGATTTCATCCAGAAGATAGTCCAGAAGGACGTGAACAACTACGTGGAAATCCCCGTGGGTGGCGGCAAGCCGAAGGTCAAGGGCGGTCAGCTTGTCAGAGGTATTCTGACCAACGCCAATATGGACTTTACGGAAATGGGTCTGCCTGCATGGGACAACATGAACGGCGGCGCGTTCAACATCAACAACAATGCGGTGGTCATCGCAAGGGCTATCCAGCAGTTCTTTGTAGACGGTACTTCCCCAGAGGAAACGATTGCTGCCAGTGACAACATACTGGACTTCCAGTTGATTTCCAAAGTAGGCGGTAAGTACAGCACGTGCTACCAGATGATAGGGGAAGAAAAAATCCCTGTCCAGAAGGTGAACCGGGTGTACGCCACGGATGACCTGAACTGCGGCACTCTCTACAAAACCCATTCAGTGACAGGTGCAGACTCCAAAGTGCCGAGTCTACCCAAACACTGCATCGTGGATAACAACAACCGACTCTCTATTGATGTGGTTGACCGCAGATGGTATTTGAAGCAGGCACAGAAGTACATCAATGATTTCATGGGTGTAAAGCCGCCACGGAAGAATACCCGCAAAATCAACACCATCAAGAAGAAAACCCTGGCACTATTAGAAAATCTCTAAAGGAGGATATACCCATGAAGAAACTGTTTATCTCTCAGCCCATGCGTGACAAGACGGATGCTGAAATCCTGGCTGTGCGTGAGCAGGCTATCAAGTCTGCGGAAAAGCTGCTGGGTGAGGAAGTGGAGGTCATTGACTCCTTCTTCCAGAACGCACCTGCGGAAGCGAAACCCCTGTGGTATCTGGGCGAGTCCCTGAAACTGCTGGCAACTGCCGATGTAGCCTATTTCGCTAAAGGCTGGCAGGAAGCCCGTGGTTGCAAGATTGAGAACACCTGCGCCATTGAGTATGGCATCACTGTAATTGAAGATTACAAGAAATAAGGAGGATTATAGCAATGGCTAATATCTATGAGGGCATGAACGCCCGTCAGAAGCTGGCAAAAGCGCGTCTGTATTTCCTGAACCAGAAGGTGCAGAAGTCTGGTAAGAACATGCACCTTGAGTTCAAGTATTTTGAGTTGGAGGACATTGTACCCCCGGCAATCCGCATTTTCGCCCGTGTGGGTCTGACCACCAATATCCAGTTCACTAACGAGATGGCGATGATGAACGTCTACAACGTGGACAATCTGGATGAACCCCCGGTTACCTTTGTGGTTCCCTACCGCGAGGTCAAGCCCATTATCAGCAACCAGGGCAAGGAAGTCACCAACCCCATGCAGGCGTTGGGTTCCTCCATCACCTACCTGCGCCGCTACCTGTGGATGGCTGTGCTGGATATTACGGAGCCTGATGACGTAGACGCTACCCTGGGTTCCGAGGACAACACCGATGAACCTAACGAGTTCGCAGAGGAAGCCGCTGCCGCCGCTCCTGCTGCCAAGAAGGGCAAGAAGGAGAAGAAAGCCCCTGCTACTACCGCAGAGCGTCAGGAAGCCAAGAAGGAACTGACCGGGGCTGACGGTGCTGCCACTGAGGAACAGATTGCCGAACTCAAGACCCTGTGCCGTGACCTGATGGACAAGGACGAGGAACAGGAGGAATTTGTTCAGCAGATTGCGCTGAAAACCGATGGCTTTACCAACATCGCCGCGTCTGCCTGCGTTGAACTCTGCAAGAACATTGCGGAAATCATCTCCCAGTACGGAGCGTAACGATGGCTGATATGGTCAACCATCCTTCCCATTATGAAACCGGGAAGTTTGAGTGCATTGACGTGATGGTAGAAACGCAGGGCGTGGAGTCCACCATTGACTTCTGCATTTGCAATGCACTCAAGTATCTCTACCGTCACAAGAGAAAGAACGGTCTTGAGGATATTAAGAAAGCACGTTGGTATCTGGACAAGGCTGTGGAATTGGAGGGAACCAAAGATGCGGAAACTCAAGCGTAGTGTGGCACGTGCCAACATGAAACGTGCTGGTTACCAGCACATCAACCGTAAGGGCGCAAATGGTCAGAGTTTCTTTTCTCTGAACTGGCGCAAGTTCGTTTACTAAGATAAGGAGGACAATTCTATGAAGTGGAATGACAATAACACCATTTCCATCACACCCCCGGCGAAGCCTAAGAAGTGTACGGGTACGCGTTTCGCCGCCATTATGGGTCTGAACGCGTGGACTACCCCGTTCAATGCCTGGTGTGCAATCACCCGTACCTATGAGGAACCTTTTGAGGATACCATCTACACCCTGGCAGGTAAGGCTATCGAACCGAAGCAGGCTGACTACATGAAGGAGAAGTATTTCTGGAAGAACCTGACCTCTCCTACCGATGTGTACGGAGCGGACTACTTCAAGAAAACCTGGGGCGATTTCTTCAAGGATGAACCCATTTTCGGCGGCATGTGGGACTACCTGTTCACCGATAAGAACGGCAAGCCTACCACGGT